GGCCGGAAAAGACCTCGGTCAGTACCCTCGCCTTGCGGTTTACGATGTCCTTGGGGTCAGCCAGAGAAAAGCTCCCAGTCCGTCGCCAGCAGGTCCGTTTGCGAACACAGCCAGGGAACGCGGTCGCCCGTAACCGTGTTGATGTAGACGTAGGGCAGCGTCATCTTGCTCCCCCCGTCCGGCGTTTGCAGCCGGAGCGACTGTCCTTTGCCGTTCCACCCGGCGCGCGTAACAGCCGCACCCTTCCGCATCTCGTAGATCGCCCAGCCGATTCCCTGTGCTTCGTCCATGTTGCTCCTCTGATTAACCAGTTGCCGCTCCCGGCATCGGGATCACGTTGCTTTCGCCCTCCTCCGCCTCCTCCTGATCGCCGCCGGATGGCGTCGGCGCTGCCCCGCCGCCCATCTGCTGCTGCATCATCTGCGCCTCGGCCCCGTCCTTGGCGGCCCCGGCGACATGGCCCATCGTCTTGCTCGCGGCCTCGGCGGCTTGCAACTGTTGCTGCTGTGCAGCAGCGGCCTTGCGCTCCTCGCCCATCTTGCGGACCTTGGCCTCGCTGCGGATCATCTTGGCCGGGACCCCCTTCATCCGGGCGTGTTCGCGCATGCCAACCGGCGCGTCGATCACGTCCAGGACCTCGGGGCCGAACGCCTGTGACAGTTGGGCCGCCATCGCGAACTCGGCCTCGATCGCGGCCGCCGAATCGGCCTTCTGCGCCAGCGGCATCGGGCCGGTGAACTCGATCTCCAGCTCGGATTCCCCCTCCATCACCACGGACGGAATCTCCGGCACGCGCCCCGCGCGCATCAGGATCTTGAAGCAGGTCTCGATCAACGGCTCTAGCAAGTCGGCTTGCAGCCGCCCGAGCGTCGGGCCAAGCAGCTTTTGCATCTGCTGCCAGCGGCGCTCGACCTCGGTGGCAGTCATGGCTGGACTGTCCTTGAGGTCCAGCTTGGAGACCAGGTAATACTCCCGGATCATGTTGCGCCGGTTCTGGCGCTCCATGTCCACCGCGCGCCACTCCGTCCCCGACTCGATCGGGGCCAGGTCGTTCATGTTCCGCAACACAGTCAGCCCGGCGGGCCGCATGTCCAGGTCGCCGATCAGCCCGCGCTCGGTCGTCTTCTGCGGTGGGTCCACCACCTTCGCAAGCGCCTGGAGCGTCAGCTCCTCCTGCCGGTTCAGCGTCTTCACATCGAACAGCGCGACGTGGGAGGGGCCATGACCCCAACGCGACTCGGAGATCCGCGACCAGCGCGTGATGAACGCGGGCATCTCGTAGTAGCCGCCCTCTTTGCCGAGGACCGCGCCGTCGTTGCCACGGATGTACTTGTAACCATACGCGCGGCGGTTCGCGGGGATCGGCGCGTAAGCACGTTCGTCCCCCTTCACCACCTTGTTTCCTGTGCGGGGGTAGATGCAAAAGATGCACAGCTCCCGCGACGATGACGCGGTGGCTCCCTTACTCTTTTCCAGGATGTCGTCGGGGACGCCCTTCTCGCCGAACTTCTCGACGAATTGCAGCGGGGTCATCATGTAGCCCCGGTAGAAGTGGCTGACTGTGCCGTCGGGCCGCTCCTCGAAGTACATCTGCTTGATGGGGATGCAGGAAAAATTGATCCCGTCCCACTCGTTCGCCTCCGAGGAGCCGACCTCCTCGACCAGGCATGCGGTCCCGAACGTGGTCAGGTCGAGGTACGCCTCGCCAATCTCGCGGGAGAAGTTGCTCTCCTGCAAGGTGTTCCAGATCAGAATCGCCACTTCCTCCAGCCACGCGCGGGCGTCGGTGTTGTCGTTCAACTCCTCGCTGCGAAACTGAAGGCTGAACCAGGGGATGTACGGCGAGGTGAGGTTGCCGTGGAGGTTCGACGCGAGGTTGATGTTGGCCTGTATCCCGGTCCCGTCGTAGATTTCCGGGTAGTCGAACTGGATCGCCTGCTCATCGGTGATGTCGCGGAAGAACTCTCCCCGGTACGGCGCGATGAAGGTGCGGATGTCATCGAGCATGTATTCCATCGGCTTGCGCTCGCCGACGAGGAAGGTGTACCGCTGCTTAATCAGCTCAGGTGTCATCTGCGGCGCATCCTGTTCCTTGAGTTCATGCTCGTCTGGTTATCCAAACGCTCGTTGATCGACGCCGCGCGGTGGACTGTGTGCCGACTGTTGAAGATCCGCGAGAACACCGACGCAACCCGCCGCCTGGCGTCGCCAGCATATTCCGGATCCTCGTCACCCGCAAGCGGATGGGGGATCACGCCGGTGTCGTTCCACGCCATCGCCCCCGTTCTCAGCGCGTCCGCGCCGTGGCTCGCCCAGTCATGCTTCGGCTTGGTGTGAAACGTCTTCAGCTTGTCGTCCCACTTGCGGCTGTAGCTCTCCAGCGCGAACAGTCCAAGCTCGCACTCCACGGCGTCGAAGGCCATCACCCCGAGCAGCAGCCGGGTGGCGGCGATCCCGTCCGCCAGGCTCCTCGTCGGGATGATCTCGATCGGGATGCCAATCTCGTCCTCCACGATCTCCCGCCGGGTGCGCGCGGTGGTCGGCTCGCGCTGCTCCCCGTCGTGCGGCCACTTGATCTCCTTGATGTTGAAGCCCCAGGTCAGGCACTCCTGCGCCACCCGGGTCAGGGACACGTTGACCCATTCCTTGTACCGGATAGCGCACGGCTGACCACCCCGCCACTGCACGGCCCAAACCGCAGTTGCATCATCGAGTCCGAGGTCGAACCACAGCTCGACCGGCAGCGCGGGATTGTGTGGAATATTCGTCACCCGGCCCTCTTTGCGGGCCTTCTCGATCAGCTCCCCGTAGTAGCTCCCCACCGCCCCGGCTGTGAAGCTGCAATAGAACTCCTGCTGGATCATCTCCTCCGGCATCCCGGACCGGCGCTCGAACTCGATCGCCTCCTGGGTGATGATGCTGGTGTCCGTGACTGTGAGGAGCTGCCGGAACCAGGCCGGGTCCGCCGAGGTCTGGTTCCACAGGCTGTAAAGGTGGTTCCGGCCCCGGGGCGTGGAGAGGAACAGCGCCCAGCCCCCGTTCTCCGCCAGAATCGGCCGGATGAACTCCCACGCGGCGGGGTGCGCGAGGGCGTACTCGGACATCACCACCCCGATCGGATCCGTACCCACCAAGCGGTCGTAGTTGTCGCTGCCGACGCACCACCACTTGCTGCCGTTGACCAGGTCGAGGCTCATTTCGGCCTCGTTCCGGGACTTCACCACCCCCGGGGGGAACACCTCGTCTATCAGGCGGGTCCCTTTCCTGCTCACTGCGTCCCAAATAACCCGCCTGGCTTGCACGTTGGTCGGCAGGAGATGCCAGTACGTCCCGACCCGCTTGGTCAGCGCCATGACGCTTGTGAGGGCCAGCGCGGTGCGGTCCTTCCCGGCCCGGCGATGCCACACGCTGATCCCCCGGCGGAAGTTATCCACAGCAAAGGCCCGGAGGAGGCTGCGCTGGTACTCCCGCGCCGTGAACTCGTGGGGGAGCTGGAGATCCACTACTCCGCCACCGGAGTCACGTCGATCGCTGGTCTCGGTGCGTTGATCGGGGTCGGGGGAGGGGCGTCGGCCATGTAGTGCGCCACCAGCAGCCGGATCGGCTCGGTCCCCTGCCCCAGCTCCCCGCCCAGCATCTTGCCGTGGATCCGGTAGAACTCGGTCCGGTTGCTGTCCGCCCACAGGGCCAGCGCCGGGATCCCCCCGATCAGCTCGAACACGTCCTCGTAAATCTGCTTGGTGAGCTTGGTCGGCTTGACCAGGCGGGCCAGGGAGGGGGGTAGCTCCGCCGGGGGGAGGGGCAACCGGCGCGCGGCGTTCCGGAGCGCCACCCTTTGCGCCTCGGACAAGGTTCCGGTGGGTTCCAGCTCTACCGGATGGGGGTCCTCAACCTCCTCCTGTGGAGGGGCGAACGGCAGCACGTTGGAGGGAGGACTCTCGCTCACGCCTCGATACTACCCGGTTTCTGTCCCGGAATGGTCTTCGGATGGGACCCAGCGAGACTATTTCCCTACTAGATGGATCTCGGGAGGCTCAATGCCCCGATCGCGGGGGGCCGGGGGGCCGGGGGCCTCGTTTTTTCACAGTCCGCCACAGTCAGCACAGCTAACAGTCTGATTCTGCGCCACATATCACGATACGCGCCCTCGCGACGCTGCGCCGGGAGCATGCGCCGGGACGGAATAGGACAGAATTGGCCGGAACTTGGGACCTGGCGCAAGCCATTGATATATATCAGGAAACAGCCGAATGATAGCACAATAGCCATTATGTAAACTTATGGCACTAAATGAATATAATCAACGAGTTACGGCTATTTTTGAGCGGGAAGGACACAAAAAAAGCCTTTTCAAACTTGGGCGAGAAAAAGAGGCGCGGAAAGGG